TCCTAATTTATCGAGTGATGTATCTTGTGTAAGTAGGGTAGCTGTAATAGAGGCAAGAGTTCTTGTTCGATTTGGATTTTGTTCAGAATAGGATAGAAGCTCTTTATAGCTTACGTTTTGATATTTCTTTGCTGGAGTTGTCATGATTACTATGAATTATTTATATAACTTTAGGTTATCAAATTTATATAAATAAGAAAAGAATAGATTTATTCTTCAGTGTAACGTTCATTCTGTATACGAATGGATTCTAATTCTTTTAGACGATTTTCATGTTCCTGTCGTGTTTTTAAACAGAAATGAAGATAGTCTTTTATTTGTACAATAGCAGTATCTGATATATCAGATAAATCAAAAAAGATACCATTTGAATTTTCAGTATAATTCTCTTTTGCTTTACGTATAATACGAAAGATTGCCTCTTGTTCTGGTTTTGCTAAAACTTTAATAGTATCAAATATTTGTTTACGTTCATCATATGTGACTGCTGCCATTTCTAATTCCGTAAAGATGTTTGAATTCTTATGATAAGCGCACTTTTGTAGATTTCTATTCTTCTGATTTCTTGTCTGATTCTTCTGATGCCTCAGATTCTGCATCTGATGCTTCTGATGCCTCTGATGCTTCTGATTCTGCTTCTGATGCTTCTGATGCTTCTGATGCTTCTGATACCTCTGATGCCTCAGATGCTTCTGATGCTTCGGCTTCTGATGCCTCTGACTCTGCTTCTGATGCTTCGGCTTCTACTGCTGACACTGCCTGATTTGAGCCAATGACATCAATAAATAGCCCACTTGATAGAATATACAAATCATTGACTGCAAATTTAGAGCGTTTGAGTTCTACTTGGACTTGATCACCAACTTGAACATTATCAAAGGTCTCATTGCCAAGATGAAGATCTCGAGGAACTTGAATATGAATGGCATTTTGATAATTGACGTAGAGACCCATTTTGTTCTTTCGAATTACTTCACCTGTTACACGAATACCGTCAACAGGATAGATAACTTTAGCCTCCAACTTGCCATAATAAATAGCATCCCCTGTAAAACGGGCGGCCTCAAAGTATCCCATAGACCGAGAATGAAGTTTAATAGAACCGGGAAGGATAAATCCATGTTCTGAGCATTTGTTTTCCATCATGGCCTTGGCTTTTTTTGTCAGAATCTCATCTACTGTTGTTGTTTTCATTTCATTGAAATCACTTGGAGTAATATTAATCTTCTTTTCAAAGAATGCGGTGGATTCCATGGTATCACTATCTACTATCCTAGGAAGTGTAATCATGAGTCAATTTTTATACATGTCGAACCATTTATTTTCCTACTGGGCGAAAAACTCCTTTATAGCCAATATAATATGTATCAATGGGGCGAAAGAACCATCGTTTTCCTTCTATTTCATCTGCATCAAGGAAGCGAATGATAAGATTAAGTAGAGTACATACACGTGTTGCATTTTTAACTTTTCTTGTACGAAGAAGGGATGAATTATTCAAATCAAAGTCAGTTTTTCCATTTTCTCGTAGAATATCGCCAAGTTGGATAAGTTTTGTAATATGTCCAGATGTTCCTGCAACATTACCACACTCTTTTCCTCTTCCTATTTCACCATTCACTTCAGGAGGGGTATCTGTTTTGAAAACTAATTCACCATATTTTGGAACAATAATGCCATATAGCGAACCAGATGTTTCAACATTTACTGCGAATGTTTTGAGAGGTTCTTTTTTATCTCGTATTACTTCATTAATAATGGATGTAACACATCCTGATCCGTCTTCACATAAATATTGAATAGTTCCTGTTTTTGGATCAAAAAAACGATTAATAAGTAAGCGTCCCATTATATATTGATAATCTGTAATACATTCTAATACATTCATACCACTTGAATAGACGATGTATTTTTGCTCCTCCAATGTCAGCCATTCATCCCAAAAGAAGAATAATAATGTTTTTCGAAAGGCTTCTGAATTCTGTTCGGTAGAAGCATGAAAAGAGGTATGAAACCATTTTATCATTTCAATATTTTGTAGATAAACATCTAATAATTCAGCATCGTCATGTGATAGAGTAACACATCTTTCATGTATTTCTCGAGGTAATGTAATGTATTCTACACTCTTAGAAAGTTGCTGTGTCCATGTCATGACTGCTCCCCAAAATGAGTCTACTAATTCAATTTGTTGTTCTTCATGTTCTTCTACAATTTCTGGTATTTCATATTGTACTGGCATAAAACTATCACGTTTCACAGGAAATTTAGCAACACGAATTGCAAGTGGAATCGTTAAATCCGCATATACATTGGGCTGAAACATATAATATCCATTACAATAACGAATGTATCCAGATTGATTACGATATTGAATTTGAAAGGTTTTATTATTAACAATTTCATTTAATACATCGATAGCCGCCATACGTGGAATATCAGCAAATGCACCCCATAAATCTTCTGACTGGTAAAAGGATTGCTCCTTAAAAAGTTTACGAATTCTTTCTTTCATACGATGAATACGCCAACGAGCAGAAAATTCATCATAGGTAGAGTCATCTTTTTTCAATGATTTAACATCAATTGATGGTGTACATTTATAGTCGCATGTTTCAATCCAATCACATACCGCAGTAAATGGCATATCATTAATATTTACTTCTTCACGCACATATCCATGTGAGTCAATTTGTCGGACAGGATCTTGATTTTTAATGATAATAGCGTCATGATTTAAATTACAGTCGAGTGCGGATTGTTTCATGATTCGTGTCACATTGCCAATAAGAACCGCTTTATTAAATCCAATGCGATAACTATATAAATCAGCCGTTTCACGTTCATGTTCCACTGGAAGAATGGCAGTATAGAGATATACTGTATTGTTGCGTTTTTCTTTTGGAAGGGCGCAATGGGAAAGGAAACGAATAGCACGACCCAAAATTTGTTCTGTTTTATTCAAATGAAACCATGAATCGATAACATGTGTTTCACGAACAAATCGTAAATCAACACCTTCTGAGGCAATTTGAGATCCAATGATAATTTTCATTTTCAGTCCATTTGTATTATCAAATGCGCGTTGTGCCTTAATTGTATTCTCATTATTTGGAGAAATTGAGATATCACCTGTTAATACACCATAATAGGCTGGTGTGAAATCATGATTTGCTCCACTATGTTCTTTTTCTTTTCGTGGACACATGGCGCATTGTCGTCCACCTGCTGCTTGGATTCCATTGGCTAGAAGACCTGTTCTACGTCCATATGGTAAATATCCATTTGCTTCTAATGCAAGGGCTAAGTCAATCGCGCCACCATTTACATAGCGAGTATAGGCAAAAATAGCACCTTCTGAATTACGAATATGTTCAATCAAAAAATTAAATTTTGGGCTATATTGAGCAAGTGGTCCTGTTGCTAACCATTTTGCACCATTTACATCTTTTGAGCGATATCGTACTTCTCCGCCCGTTGTTTCTTTATCAAATACTGTATTAATAGCACTTTTATCAATGCGTTTTGCATAAGATTCATAATTATCTCCTTCTGTTCCTTTTGTTGTAGGGACAATAATATTAGCGGCATGAACAAGTTTATCTAACATGATGGTATTTAGACCCTTTCCTCCAGGCGGCAATCTACTCATGATGGATAGTGTTGCCTTCAATGTATCACCGTGCAATGGAATGGGAATGAGTGGTAAATGTTCATAATATCTTGTCTCTTTTTCATCAAGTAGGACACCACGAGGATTCATAGTAGGATAACGTTGAATAGGGGGGATGCGAGTATCAAAGAGACGAATTGGAAAAGACATTGGATTTTCTCCGCGCATAAAACTCACATATCGTTGTGAAAGATAGGAAAGACGTTTTGATCCTGATTCGGTTATGCTTCCTTTTTTATCAAAAATATCTAATTCAGTAATCGTTGCTTTTTTATCATTTAATAGAAGAAGATTTAACATAAAAATGATTTCTTTGTATGTATTATACATTGGAGTTGCTGTAAGTGCACAAAATTTCATTCCTTCTGAAAATTCCAACACATAACGTAGAAAGGGCGTTAGCATTTTACCTCCTGCTGCATCACTTTTATCTGCTTTTGAATCTTTTGCATCAATAACAACATCTTCATCCGCATCGTCAGATACATCGCGTAAATTGTGAGCTTCATCTACAATAAGCAATTTGCCACTGAATCTCTTACGAATATATTCTTTTTTGAGTTCTTCCTGTCGTTGTTTAGATAATCCGCCAGGAATACCTTTAATGGTATCTTGAATATAATTTGCGAAAGAAATGTATCCAAATATTTTATAGCGACGTTTAATTGCTTTTGAGACCGCTTTCTCGATTTTTGTAATATCTCGCTCATATAGTGTGTTTGTCAGTTTCATATATGTTGTACCAGTACATTGTGATGCAGAATTGGGCTCATTTCCCGTACCGATAATAACTTTAGAGATGTCGAAAATATTTTGTAAAAACCCTTTTTGAATGGTGGGAGGTGCAACAAGAAAAATTTCATTACGTGGATAGAATTCAAGCCATGCCTCAATAATTTGTACTGCTGCGCATGTTTTACCTACACCGACTCCATGGAAAAGAAGAGCCGACATATAAGGCGTCTTTGCAGACATAAAATTGGAGACAAATCGTTGGACAGGAGTCACTTCAAAGGTGGAATTATCTTCACAGGGGTCGATGCGGGGCTTCCATGTTTGTTGAAGTGATTCAGAAAATTCACGTTTTGCTAATAATTTTTGTAAAAATTCGGGATCAATAATGTCAGGATAGGAACCTGTTTCATGTTCCCATCTTGTCATCGCTTCAGATGGAAATAGATTACGACGCTGTAGTTCCTTTATAATAATATCACGCTGTTTAAAATTAACAGTAGTATCCCATAGTTCTAAGAGTTCTTCATTAGGCAAGGAACCAAATTCAGTAGGAATTGAATTATTTTCTTCTGCTTCTGCTTCTGCTTCTTCTGCTTCTTCTAATTCTCTCTGTAGAGCTTTCATACTTTCACTATTTTCCTCTTCCTCCTCTTCTTCCTCTTCTTCCTCCTCTTCTTCCTCTTCTTCTTCCTCTTCTTCTTCCTCCTCTTCTTCCTCTTCTTCTTCCTCTTCTTCTTCCTCTTCTTCTTCAGCGGCTGCTGCTTCTGCTGCGGCTTCAGCCTCTTCTAATTCTCTCTGTAGTGCTTTTGTACTTTCACTGTTTTC